AGCAAGTGCAAGAGTAAAAACATTTGGAAAATCGGTTGCTAATGTTGGCGCAAGTTTACAACGTTTAGCCATACCTATGGCAATAGGTGGCGGTGCAGCTATTAAAATGGGTGCTGACTTTGATAAGTCAATGACTAAAATTAAGGCACTTGTAGGGCTTTCTGGTGATCAAGTAGATGAATTTGAGGGCCAAGTAAGAAACATGGCTAAACAAACTGGTATATCAAGTTCAGAAGCTGCAGATGCACTGTTTTTTATAACATCTGCTGGTCTTAAAGGTGAGGCAGCAATGAATGCACTAGAAATGTCATTAAAAGCCAGTGCAGCAGGTCTTGGTGAAACTAAAGATGTAGCTGATTTGGCAACATCAGCCATGAATGCTTATGCAGATGTTGGCCTTACAGCCGAACAAGCAACAAATGTTTTAACTGCAGCAGTTAGAGAGGGTAAACTGGAATCTAGCGAGTTAGCTGGCGTTATGGGACAAGTTTTACCTACTGCCTCTGCAGTCGGTTTAGAGTTTAAAGATGTTGGTGCAGCAATGGCTGCAATGTCTAGAACTGGTACACCGGCAGCACAAGCTGCAACACAATTAAATGCAATTCTTTCTGCATTGTTAAAAACAACACCAGCACAAACTGAAGCATTTGCAGAAATGGGACTAAGTGCACAAGGTTTAAGAAGTCAAATAAAAGATGAGGGTTTACTTTCTGTTCTTGATTCTTTAAAAAAAGGGATTGATGGTAATGCTGATGCTGCAGCAAAAATATTTCCTAATGTTAGAGCATTGCGTGGTGTTTTAGATTTAACTGGTTCTGGTGCAGATACTGCTGCTCAGATATTTAATAAAATGAATAATACTTTAGGTGATACGCAAAAAGCATTTGATATAACATCGCAGAGTGCATCATTTAAATTAAAAAAATCATTGAATACAGCAAGAGAATCATTTGCACAAATGGGCAGTGTTTTACTTACCACTTTATTACCTTTGATTCAAGATTTAACTGGTTTTATTACTAATCTTTTTAATAAATTCAATAACCTAGATTCTGCAACACAAAAAATTATTGCTGGCGTAGGTGTTTTAACAATTGCATTGCCAACGCTTTTAACTTTATTTGGTACATTAACCACTATTGTTGGCGCTTTATTATCACCAGTTGGTTTAATAGCTGCAGCATTGGCTGGTGTTGCATACATAATATATAAGAATTGGTCAGAAGTTGCGCCAGTTGTTGTTGGTTTGCAAAATAGATTTGTAGATCTTTATAATTCATCAGCACCGTTGAGGGTTGCAATTGGATTAGTTGGCGTTGCATTTAGATCTGTATTTACAAGAGTAAAAGCACAAATTGACCAAGTAGCTAATGGTTTTTCTACAATGTGGAAACTAATAAAAGAATTTTCCGAAAAGGGCATAAAAGGTTCTTTTGGTGATATTTTAGAAGAAGGTTTTGATAATGCAGTTAAAATAACAGATCAAGCTGGTAAAGATATAGCAGAAGATTTTTCATCATCTTTTACAGATGCTTTAACGGATAAAATGGAATATGCAACTGTAGAGGGCATGAATAATGGTTTGTCTAATGCAGCGGATTCTGTAAAAAGTACATTCCAAAATTTTATGTCAGGAGTTACTCAAGGTGTAGGATTAAGCGGTGGTGATTCAGATGCTACTGCAAGTGCACCGGCAGTTGAAAATGATTCATTTTTAAAAATAGGCGCTGGGTATTTAAATCTTACAGAAGCTATAAAAACATATGGCACAGCAGTAGAAGAAACAAAAGAAAAAACAAAAGAGTTTACTGATGCTCAAATGATTGCTGGTGAGGGAATAATGACAGTATTTGGTGCAATGGGTCAAAGTATATCTGAAGCATTAAATACAGGTAGTGCTGCATTAGATTCATTTCTTGGTACATTAGTTCAAACAGTTTTAAAATCTATTGCTGCAAATTTAGCTGCATCTATGGGTTTTGCTGTTGAAAGTGCATCAAAAACGGCAAGTGGATCTGGACCTCTAGCTGCCTTTGTATTACCATCATTAATAGCTGGTGCAACTGCAGCAGTTGGTGGTGCATTTAAAAAAATTCCAAAGTTTGCAAAAGGAGGTATTGTAAGCACACCAACGCTTGGTCTTTTTGGAGAATATCCAGGGGCTTCTAGAAATCCAGAGGTAGTGGCACCATTAGATAAATTACAAGGTATGATGGCTAATACTGGTGGAAATAAAGTACAAGTTGGTGGGTCATTTACATTAAGGGGACAGGATTTAGTTGTTGCTTTAGAGAGAGCAAATACAACAAGAGATAGAATAATTTAATGGCATACGGCGTAAAATATAGATTAGAATTTAGTAATGTTTTAACTTATGCAAGCAAAGTTGAAATATTAAAAGATGGTTATACCGGATCAGTCAATGCAATGGTTGGTCAATCAGAACCAGTTGTTATAAAATGGAATGCAAAAGATGATATTTATAAATCATCAATTATTGGATCAGTTTGTACTTTAAATTTATTTGAAACAGATGATGTTACTTACGACAATTTCTATGAGTTTGATGAAAGAGAGTATCAAGTAAAAGTGTCTTACAAAGACATGTATAATAATTATCAAACTTATTGGATTGGTTGGCTTGTTGTTGATCGATTTAAAGAACAATATAAATCTACTCCATTTGGATTTAGTTTAAGGGCTTATGATGGACTTGGAACTTTAGATAATTTTTTAGCACCAATATATTCATCACCATTTAATGAAGCAATAGGAATTCCAAACAGAGAAAGAATTGGTGATATTTTAGATAATTTGGATCTTGGATTAGACATATATGTTCAAGCTGATCAAATGAAAAGCCCAGGGATATTAACGCCAACTTATCCTAGAAGAAAAAAAATAATGGATGATATATTGATCACTGCTGGCAGAAATGAATTAATTAGTAAATATGACATACCTACTTGTAAAAAACAACTTGAATCAATATTAAGGCAATATAATTGTAGAATATTTCAAAGTTTTGGCAAATGGTATATTGTAGAAGCATCAAACATTTTTGCAAGAGATGTAAAAGAAGATATTTTTGACACACATAATGGCGGTGGTACTGTTAGTGGTATTAGATCTGATATTACTTCGCATTTAGATACAAATAAATCTGAAGAAATTCAAACTGATATTTATAATTCTGATGGTATTTATCAATCAAGTAGTGATTTGGATGGATTAAGGGTTGTTCCTGATCAATTTAAAAACATTGGCGGTGATTTAATTAGAGAATATATACAACCATTAAATAAAGCGAGATATACGTTTAAAACAAGCCAAAATGGGGTTTATCATTTTACAAGAAATGTTGGTTTTGAGTATGGCAGTTATGGTTGGATTACAACTTCTTATGCAAGTTTAACAACAGATGATTTTACACAGCAAGGTAGAAAAGCAATAAAACTAGTTAATGCACCAAATACTGGTGAAACATTAATGTTTAATTCAGATTATGTCGGTCAAACTGCACAGAGTTGGAAAAGATGGATGACTGGCGTAAGTGCAAGATTTAGTGTGTTTATAGATAAAAATGCAAATAGTTTAGTGAGTTTAGATGTTCAATTTAAAGTTGTAGTCAGTGCGCCACCTAACTTTTATTATTGGGATGACGTAAATGCTGAATGGACAACAACAGATACCACAATAACAAGAACTATTGAAATATTTAATAACTGGCAAGAAATAAGCATAAATATTACTGGTGAGAATTTTCCAACTGGTTTAACTAATGAACAAATAGGCATACAAATTTATAATTGTGTTTATTCTGGCACTGCTGTTGAAGATATTTATTTTGACAATGTTGGCGTTATCGGTAGATATTTTAAGCCATCTGGTGTAAGCTCTGAACCAGATAACAACAGAAATATACCAAACAATTATATAGAATTTGTTGAAAGAACGTCTGCAACTAATGTTTATAGTGATGAAAAAAACATTGATGGAACTTATTATTTTGCAACAGGAAACCCTGGTATAATAGAACCTTATTCATATAGAACAAGAGATGCAAATGGCAACACTGTATTTAAAAATAATTTGCAAAATATTATGAATGATAACAGAATTTTTCAAGTTAGATACGAGGGAACATTTAGAAATGAAATTAAAATTCCATTGTCTATGCACAATAGGATTTGGTTTGATTTTACAAACAATCAAGATCCAGAATCATGTTATTTAGATGGATTAGAGTATAAAGTAAAATCAGCAGAAGCAAGTATTATTGCACACATGCCTAATTCTGATGATGATTTAAGTTGCAAATTTAGAGTTACATCAGAGTAAAAATTTTCTTTTCCTGTTTGCTGCTAGGGGGGTGTCATTTCTTCGATTACCCCCCTTTTTTTTGTAAAAAATTTTTTTATTTTAAAATTTATTTATATTTTAGCCCCTAAATTTATTACTATGTTTAAATATTATTTTGATGAGGATCTTAAAAAACTAGGTATGAAAAGATATACAGTTTGTGAGATTTTAAAATGTACGATGCCTACTTTGGCATCAAGGTTAGATAACCCAGGTAAATTTACAGTAGATGAAATTCAAATTTTAAAAGAAGTGGGTTTTGAATCAGTAAATCGTTTAATTTAAAAAATTTAATTTATGAAATCAGTATCAATAAAAGGCAAACAATATATTACGGTAAATGAACGCCTAATATATTTTAGAAAACAAGCAATATTTAAAGGTTGGAGAATAGTTGAAGAACTTGCCGAGTTAAATGAAAAAGAGGGTGTTTTTAAAGTCATTATTTTAGATGATAAAAACAATGTAATTTCCTCTGCACATGCTCAAGAGTATAGGGATTCATCATATATAAATAAAACTTCATTTCTAGAAAATGGGTTTACTTCAGCATTAGGTAGGGCTTTAGGTTATTTAGGTATCGGAATTGACACTGCTATTGCTTCAGCAGAAGAGATGACTAATGCAATAAATAATCAAGGAAATAATAATTCAAATCAATATAAATTATAAATTATGGCAAATTATGAACACAAGCCAGGAAATGGCTCAATTTTTAAAAATCAGTACAAAGAAAAGGATGGACAACCAGATTACAAAGGGTCTGTCAAATTACAAGATGGTACTGATAAAGAAGTAGCTGGATGGATTAAACAAGATAAAAATGGAAATCAATTTCTATCATTATCAATATCAGATCCATATAAAAAAGACAATCCAGCTGCACAACCAGATACGGCATCAGGTACAGATTTACCTTTTTAAGCAGTAACATTGAAAAGAGGGCAGTTGAAAAACTGCCTTTTTTTATTTAATATAACATTATGAAATTAAAAATTAACAAAATTATTAAAATGACTTTTTTATCATTTTTTGCTTTCAATATAGGATTATTTACGGCATTTATAATGATTTATAAAGATCAAGAAAATAAAAACACTAGCGCAAATATTATAAACAGACACTTAAATTTTCCAAATCAAGAGTGTTATAATGATTCAGATCTTAAATTAATTATCTATGGACAATAATATTAAAATCGTTAATGATAGCAATGAACATTATCATTCACATGATTCTATTTCTGCAAGTGGATTAAAAGAAATCGCAAAGAACAGTGTTTATCATTTTATTAATAAAAAATGGAATGAAACGCCATCAATGGCTTTTGGCACAGCAGTACACACTGCATTACTAGAATCAGAAATATTTTATGATACATATTACCCAATGCCAGAAATTAAAGATCTTCGAACTAAAGAGGGCAAGTTGTTAAAAAAAGAAGCAGAAGAAAAAAGTGATGGACGAATATGTTTATCACATTATGATCACTTTAGAATAAAAAAAATAGTTGAAAATTTTAAAAAAAACAAATTAGCAGTTGAATATTGTAAAGGTGAAAAGGAATTATCTCATTATTTAAAATATAATGGTTTACCAGTAAGAGTTAGGCCAGATGTTGTTAATCATGTATCTGGGTTTATTTCAGATGTAAAAACAACGCAAAGCGCATCTCCAAAATCATTTAGAAATGATGTAAGAAAATTTTATTATTCATTACAAGCTGCATTTTATATGGATATGTTAGGCGTAAAAGAATTTAAATTTATTGCATGTGAAGTAAATCATCCATTTACAGTTGTAGTTTATACTTTAGATAATGATTTAATTGAATATGGCAGAAAAATGTACAAACAAGCATTTAACGACTGGTTTGAATATAAAATAAATAACAAGATTAAACTATATCATTCAGATTATATGGCAAATGATGGATCTTATTTAATCAAATAAAATGAAAAAATACAGAGAATTAATTGAATCATATTTTAAAATAGACATTTCTAACAAAACAAGGAAGTTTAATTACGTTTTTGCTAGGGCTTGTTATTATTATCTTTGCAGAGAATTTGGTAATAATACGCTTTTACAAATAGCCAATAGTTTAGATAAAAATCATGCTACTGTTTTATATTCATTAAATCAATTGCCTTATATGATTAAATTCAATAATGAATGTAAAGAACAATACAATGAAATATTGCATAAATTAAATTTATCTAATTATAATTATTCAAATAAATCTTTAAAGGAAATAGTTGTTTCTTATAATGTTTTATTAATAGAAAATGATTTATTAAAGGCAAAAGTGTTAGATTTAGAACAAACAATAATAAGATTGGCAGAAATTGAATAAATTTTTTTAAATTTACAAATAAATTTTATGACTAACCCATTTAAAAAGTATTTAGGAAAAGAAGATAAATTACAAAGCAATGTAATGCGTTATATTGCATTTACATATCCTTATGCAGTTTTTAGTCATATTTCAAATGAAGGTAAAAGATCTCCATTTGAAAGATATAAAATGAAATATTTAGGTGCAAAGCCAGGCATTCCAGATATAATGATTTTTAATCCAAATAAAAAATATAATGGACTTGCAATTGAGTTAAAAGTTGGTTATAATAAGCCAACGGAAAGTCAAAAAAAATGGATAGATGATTTAAATAAATTAAATTGGAAAGCTACATGGTCAAATGATTTTGATCAAATTATTAATTTAATAGACAGTTATTTTAAAGATGAGTAAAAGTAAATCAATATATTTTGCAGAGGTTGATCAAAAAGTAAGATGGACACAATCTTCAACAGAAAATTTTATTTATGATTACAAATATATTGGTGAAGCAACAGAAAATGAATTTAATATTTTGATAGATTTATTGTGGCATTTACATGAGGATGAGAAAATTACATACCAACAATTCTATTATGTTTACAAAGAATTAAGAATTTTTTGTGATAAAATGATGGGATTAGTAGAAGAACTATAATTATATATATGAAATACAATGTAATAATCAAACCAGAAAGGTTTGATAAATTTACTATAATACCTAATTACATACTTCGAGATAAAGGCATATCAGTTGGCGCAACTGGTCTTTATGCTTGGTTATTTAGTCATGATAGTAAACAAAAAATAAATATTGAGTTTATTATTGGTCATTTTAAAGAAAATAAATCTGCAATTAGATCTAAATTAAATGAATTGATTGATAAAGGGTATTTAGTAAGAAAAAGGGTTTATGAAAATGGCAAAATAAAAGGCATTAATTATATATTACATGACAATCCTCTAAAGTCAGAAAACCTTATGACAGAAAACCTAGAGTTAGAAAATCAACCACAAAGTAATACTAATATAAATAATAATACTTATATAGAAAGTAATATTAGTTATAAAAAAATTGAAACTAAAATTTACCCACATTTTGTAGAATTGTTTCCTACAAATTTTCAACCAAAATCAAAAAATCAAAAAGATAAATGGATAGATTGTTTAGATAAAATAGAAAGAATTGAAAAAATTAAATTATCTGATCTTTATTTAGTAGTTAAACATATAAGAAGAGACAGTTTTTGGAATGAACATTTTTTGACATTATTGAAATTAAGAAATAAAGACAAAAATGGCATTAAATACTTATACAGATTTTTACAGATATACAAATCAGCTAATAAACCTAAATCTTATTATAAAATTAAAGGCATTAAAAATTATGCTATACATGTAGAAAATGGTAAAGAAGTTTTAGTTGCTGTTACACAAAATGGTGTATTAAACAATTTTAATTTAAAACAAGTTTTAACTGATTATGAAATTAAAGAAATATTAAATTGGAAAAAAAATGCATAAAGGTGAAATATTTTATTTAAATATAACTGAAAGGTTTATTGTAGAAAAAGTTGCAGAAGCAAGACAAAAAAACAAAGAAAACACTAAATGGAATGGACACAGAACAGTTGCAGAAAAAAGTTCAGTTGAATTAAATGTTGCTGGTTTTGGTGCTGAATTTATTTTTTGTAGAGAAATGAACATATTCCCAGATTTTGAAATAAAAAACACTAGCAAAGTGAAAGGCACTGATTTATATGATGCAATTTGGAAAGGTTATACAATAGATGTTAAAGTAAATAGGAATCCAAACAACCCTTTAATGATCCCAGAATATGCAAAATCAAATTGTGATCTTTTTGTTTTATTCAGTTGTAAATATCCTAAATATAGATTTGAAGGTTTTGCTACAAATAAAATGATATTTAACAAAAACAATATAAGAATGACAAGAGTTAGTGCTTATGTTTTAGAAAAAATCAAATTATTATCAATTAAAGATTTAAATATTTAAAATATTTTTTTATATTTAAAAAAAATTATGGACAACAACGAAGAATTATATAATTTAGGGATTAGATTAAAAAAGAAAACAGGTAAAACAAAAACAACTTGCCCTAAATGTTCAACAACAAGAAAAAATAAAAAAGATCCATGTTTAGCAGTAAATATTGATGAAGGTCTTTATAATTGTCATCATTGTGGTTGGAGTGGATCAGTAAAATTTAAGAAAAAAGCAGAATATATTTTACCTGTAAAAACAGATATAGATTTATCACTTAACATATTAGTTTGGTTTGAAAATAGAGGCATAAGTGAATCTACATTACAACATTATAATATTACACAATCTACCAAATATGTTCCACAAGTACAAAGAAAAAGATCTTGTATAAATTTTAATTATTATAGGGATGATAAATTGATTAATGTAAAATACAGAGATGCATCTAAAAACTTTTTTATGGTTTCTGGTGCAGAATTAATATTTTATGGTTTAAACAATATAAAAAATATAGAGCATTGTTATATAGTTGAGGGTGAAATTGATGCATTAAGTTTGCATGAAGCTGGTTTATATAGTGTTGTTTCAGTACCTAATGGCGCAAGTAAAGGAAATCAAAAACTAGAATATCTAGATAATTGTTATAAATATTTCAAAGACAAGAAAGAAATTATTTTATGTACAGATAATGATGAAGCTGGTTTAGCATTGAGAAATGAATTAGCTAGAAGATTGGGTACATATAGATGTAAGTATGTAGATTTTGACGAATATAAAGATGCTAATGAAATATTAGTAAAAAAAGGTGCAGAATTTTTAAGAAATAAAATAAAAGATGCAAAAAACTTTCCTATTGAGGAAGTTATAAATATTAATAATCTTTGGCAAAGTGTTTTAAATTATAATGAAAATGGAGTTGAAAATTTTTCAATCGGTCTTGATGGTAGTGATGAATATTTTAAAATGAGTTTTGGTGAATGGTCAGTTGTAAGTGGAATTCCTAATTCTGGTAAATCAGATGTGCTTGATCAAGTTCTTTGTAATATTGCTGTAAAACATGATTTTAGATGTGCAATGTTTAGTCCTGAAAGTTTTCCATATGAGGGCCACATTAAAAGAATTGCTAATAAATTAAAAGGCAAAAATTGTAATAATGAAGATCTTAATGATGTTAAAGATTTTATTGAAGATCACTTTTATTGGATTAAAATAGATCTAGAAAATTTAACTTTAAAATCAATACTTGAAGCATTTAAACAATTAGTATTACAAAAAGGTATTAATGTTTGTGTAATAGACCCTTGGAATATGTTAGATCATTCAGCACAAAGGGATCACAGTTATATTGGTAAAACATTAAGCCAATTAACACAATTTTGCCAACAAACTAAAACACATTTATTTTTAGTAGCACATCCTAGAAAAATAGAATCAGAGGGCGGACAATATAAAAAACCTACTCTTTATGATATTTCTGGTAGTGCAGATTTTTTTAATAAAGCATATAATGGTTTAATAGTTTACAGAAATATTGGTCAAAAAACATCATATGGATCGGATTCTGTAAATATATATATTGAAAAAGTAAAAAGAAAAGAAAATGGTCAGTTAGGGTCATTTGAAATAGCACCAGATTTTAAAAATGGTGGAATTTATAAAATTGTTAAAGAATCAGACAAAAAATTTGAAATAATCAAGGATAGTGATATTCCTTTTTAAAATTAATATTATGACACAAAGTGAATTAATTATTGTAAAAAAAATGTTAAACAAGTTTGCATCAAAAATAATGTCAGAAAAACAACCAGAATACACTAATAAAAATAAAGATGTATTGGCTAATTTTAAGAAAACAGCAGAACAATTAGGATTACAACCTATGGAAGTATGGGGTGTGTTTTTTAACAAACACATTCAAGCTATATTATCACATGCCCATAATCCAGGAATGCATCAAGCTGAACCAATTGAAAGCAGATATGCTGATGCAATAAATTATTTATATTTAGGATTTGCTCTATTAAAAGAAAATAATGAAAGGTGAATGTTTGTTTAAAAGAACAATCCTGGTGTTTTGAAAATAATATTAAGATTTATATAAAGCCAATAAAAGGTAAAAAATCATGTTTTATAGAAATAAATCATAATGGCAAATTAATAACATCACCGAAAATATATAATAATCAACTAGAAGCAAATAAAAAAATATGGCAATTATATTTATATTTGTATAATAACAGGAATCATGAAAAAAATTGACATAAATAAAATTCAGGAAAATCCACAGAATCCAAGATATATCACAGATTCAAAATTTAAAAAACTGGTAAAATCTATAAAACAATTTCCAGAAATGATTAATGTTAGGCCTTTAGTTATAGATGAAAATTTTATGGTTTTAGGTGGTAACATGAGATTAAAAGCACTTAAAAAAGCTGGTGTTACAAAAGTGCCAGTAAATCAAGTAAAAGATTGGTCTGAAGAAAAAAAACAAGAATTTATTATCAAAGATAATGTTGGTTTTGGTGAATGGGATTGGGACATACTTGCTAATGGATGGGACACACAAGAATTAAAAGATTGGGGTTTAGAACTTTGGCAAGTAGATGATCATATTGAGGAACCTGATTTTGAAGAATTGACAGCTGATGACAACAACAAACCTCCTACTATGAAAATTACTTTTAAAAATAAAAATGATTTAGAAAATGCAGAAATATATATATCAAAAATATTAGATAAATATGACAAAGCATATTATTCAGTTAGTGCAGGTGAATTATGAGATTAGAAAAAGCATCATATAAAGCAATTAAATATGCTTGTTTAAAATTTCATTATGCTAAAAGTATACCTGTTAATGTGTTCGGTTTTTCTGTCTTTAACAAATCTAATGATTGGTGTGGAGTTATTTTATATGGAACAGGTGCCAATAATAATCTAGCAAAACCATATAAACTTAAACAAGGTCAAGCAATAGAATTAGTTAGAATGGCATTAAATGGTAAACAAGAAAGTACTAGCAAAGCATTATCATTAAGTTTAAAATTGATAAAAAAAAAATTACCTTTATGTAAAATTATAATTAGTTATGCTGATATAGATCAAAATCATACAGGAATAATATATCAAGCAACAAATTGGATATATGAGGGTGAATATAATAAAGGAACTGTATCTGGCTATTTAATTAAAGGAAAAAAAGTACATAATAAAACTATATATGGTAAAGGTGTAAAACAAAATTTAGAAAGTGTTAGAAAATACATAGATGTCAATGCAGAAAAATATATAACAAAAGGTAAAAGAAAATACATATATCCTTTAACAAAAGATTTAAAAGAAATGTGTATAAAATTAAAAAAACCATATCCTAAAAATGCGATAGAAGTGTAATGGTTGCACATTTAACATCCAGTTAAAAAGAGGAGTTCGATTCTACCCTATCGCTCTAATAAAAAATTTCTTTTTTTTTTAAAAATATTTTTTTATTTAAAATATTCTTTTTATATTTATACTATATTAATCAAACAAAAAAAACTATTATGTCAGTATTATTATTATCAGAAAAGGAAATTTCAAAAATAACAAACACTTTAACATCAAATGATAAAATTTTATCTACTGTTAAAGGATTGAAAATTGCAGAAGAAAGATCACAATTTGAATCACCAGCAGATGTTTTAGCAAGAGCTATTTGGTATGGTTACATTGCAAATGTTACTGCTTTTAATGTTCAATACAGAGAAAATTACCAAATTAATTTTGAAATGGAAGAAACAGATGAAACTTTTGATTCTTTAGATGAAGCAATCAATAAACTTGGATCTTTGCTTTATAATATAGCTACAAATGATGGCAATATATTTCTAGAAGAAAAGTGGTCAAATGTTTTAGACATTTTATATAAAATACATAAAAAAGAAATTGAACCAGAAATGCCAAATTACATTTACTATTAATTTTAGTTTTAATTATGCTCAAGAAATAGGAAACTGCAATGCATTGCAATAAAGTTACACTAACTTGGGCATTTAGAGAGGGTTACCCGCCTACAGTGAGTCACAGTTTAGGGTTTCCCTCTTTTTTTTTATATTTTTGTCAAATGGAAAAACAACAAAATGCAACACCTAAAAAAGAAGCAATGATTAAAGCATTGGAAAAATCTTTAGGTGTTATTACAACTGCTTGTAAAAATGTGGGTATTGATAGAACAACGCATTATAGGTGGTACAATGAAGATGAGGAATATAAAAAAGCATGTGATGATTTAAAAAATGTTACTCTTGATTTTGCTGAAAGTCAATTGCATAAACAAATACAAGAGGGAAACACAACAGCTACAATATTTCTTTTAAAAACATTAGGCAAAAAAAGGGGATATGTTGAAAGACAAGAAATTCAACATGATTCTGACATTGGCAGCAAATTAATTGAATGGACACCGGCAAAAGACAAAGAATAAAAGAATATTGCAACAAACAATTTTATGAAGCAGTTAATTCTGATTCAAGGTTAAAAATATTTCAAGGCGGAACAAGATCTGGTAAATCATGGAGTTTACAACAATATTGTTTGTATTTAATGACAATAGCAAATGATCCTATAACTATTTCAATAGTCAGAAAAACTTTACCAGCTTTAAAAAGATCTGTAATAAGAGATTTTTTACATATATCTAAAAACTTGGGTATATATTGGAAAGGCATACATAATAAATCTGAAAATGTTTTTGAATTTAATGGGCATACTTTAGAGTTTTTTAGTGCTGATGATGCTCAAAAAATTAGAGGATCTGCAAGAGACATACTTTGGTTAAATGAGGGTAATGAATTATTATTTGAGGATTACCGCCAATTAGCAATGAGAACAAGAAAAGAAATCATCATTGATTTTAACCCAAGTGATCCGATACATTGGATTTATGACTTAATGGAAAGAGATGATGCAGAAACTTTTTTTTCTACTTATAAAGACAATAAATTTTTACCTAAAGAATTAGTTTCAGAGATTGAAAGAATTAGAGAGCGTGATCCAGATTATTGGCGTGTTTATGGTGAGGGACAAAGAGCAGTTTTTTCTTCTAGACAAATATTTACTAATTGGCAATATATACCTAAAGAAGATTTCCCAGAATTTGATGACACTATAATTGGCATTGACTTTGGATATAGTCAAGACGTTGCAGCTATTTGTGAGGTGGCTAGAGTTGGTGACAAACTTTATGTTCATGAATGGTTATATAAAAAAGGAATGACAAACAGAGATCTTGCAGAATTTTTAAAAGAAAATAATTTAAATGAAAAATTAACTTTTTGTGATAGTGCAGAACCTAAATCAATTGAAGAACTTAGACAAATGAATGTCTGGGCCAAACCATCAATAAAAGGACAAGGATCTGTAAATGCTGGTATTAGCTTATTAAAAGAATTTGAAATAATAGTTTCTAATGAATCTAAAAACTTTAAAAAAGAACAAATGAGCTATTTATGGGAAGAATTAAAGGATGGTACAATAATTAATAAACCAGTCGATAAAATGAATCACTTGATGGATTCCTTGCGTTATTGCGTTTATTCTAAATATAAATACAGAAATGATTTTTTTGTTGTTTAAAAAAAAGAATTTAAATTTTGTATTTTTACAAAAAATTTTATAGATGGCATCATTCTTTGAGAGGTTCAAAAACCTAATTGTAAAAAATACTAAACAAACAGCAGAGGAATATAACAGAGCAATATACAATTTTCTAGGGAGTAGCGTTGTATGGAATCCTGAAAATGATGATAATTATATTAATGAGGGGTATAGAAAAAATGCAACTGTATATTCAATTGTAAATTTAATTACTAAAGCAGCATCCTCGGTACCTATTTGCGTTTATGAGAAAGTTAATGAAAATGATTTAAAGAGATACAAGGCAATGACTAGTGGTTTAATTGATGCCACTTCAATGCAAAAGGCAAACATGTTGAGGAAAAGTGCTTTAGTTGAATTAAATGACACAGAACTGCATGAATTATTAGATCGGCCTAATCCAGCACAAAGTTATGCGTCATGGATTTCAGAATTAGTTGCTTTTGGTAAATTAACTGGCAACAGATATATTTATGGTATAGCACCAGAAACAGGAGATAATACAGGAAAGTACCAAGAGCTTTATGTAATGCCCTCACAAATCATGGAAGTTGTTAGTGGCGGAATATTAGAGCCAGTAAAAGGATATAGAATTGAATACAATGGGCATACAGAATTACCAGCACATTGCGTTTGCCATATAAAAGATTTTCAACCTTATTATGATGGAACTGGATCACATTTATATGGGCAATCACCTTTAAAAGCTGGATTCAGAGCAATGAGCACTAATAATGAAGCATCAATAACAGGTGTAAAATATTTACAAAATCAAATGGCTAGAGGTGTTTTAATGTCAGAGGAGGGTGATATAAATGAAGCACAAGCGCAACAATTAAAGGACAAATTTAGATCAAATTATCAATCAAGCAATAA